AAAACTATATTAACATGGAAATAGACGCAAGAAAAACACCAAGAGGTAAAGAAAAATTTATTAGAGCTAAGAAAGATAATATCAGATTCATTGATAGAAATAGAAGTGCTTTATATTTTGCAATTGCAAGTCACATAACTTTAGCAAATGCAAAGAACACATTACTACAAAAGATGAGTCAGATACAAAGTATCGGTAACTTTTTAAGAACATCTACAGGTTATAAAGTTACAGCACCAGAGGGATATGTAGCAGTTGATAGTGTTGCAGGTGCAATTAAACTTGTAGATAGATTAGAATTTAGTAGAGCAAACTTTACAATGCCAAAGGGGTGGAATTAATGATTAGAATATTAGATTGGTTCTACAGTAAGATTGAAAGTATAGGTGGTAAAATGTCTGTATGGGCTTGGCAAAAAAGATGGTGTAACAGAGAAAAAGGTACGGGTTATAGAAAATGAAATCATTTAAGCAATACTTCTTTGAAGCAATCAACGGACCTAAAATCATTATGATTGGTGGACCAGGTTCAGGTAAATCTACCTATTCAGAATTGATTAAAAAAGAAATGGGTATTGCACACATTTATACCGGTGATATGATGAGAGCATTAGCAAAAGAGAATACACCAGATGGTAAGAAAGTAAAAGACTTATTATCTAAAGGTGAATTTGCACCTACACCTATTGTTATTGACGCAGTAAAGGATAGAATGAAAAAACCAGACGCCATGAAAGGTTATGTGTTTGATGGTTTTCCTAGAAATGTAGAACAAGCAGAGGCTATGCAAGATAAAGGTATTGAATATGACTATGTTATTAACCTTGATGTATCAGAGGCAGAGGTAGTTAAAAGACTTACTGCTAGAGGTAGAGCAGACGATAAACCAGAGATAATTAAAAACAGAATTAAAGTATATCATAGAGAAACAGCACCTCTATTAAAATATTACAAAGACGAATTAATAAATATTAAAGCAGAGGGTGATACACCTGAAAATATTGCAAAAGAAATAATAAAGAAAGTACAATGAAAAATTTTGACGACATAAGATATCAAGACTTACAAGAGGGTTTATATGACCCTAATATCTTCAAGGCATTTTTCCTTGCAGGTGGTCCTGGTTCTGGTAAAACATTTGTAACTAGAAACGCATTTGGTGGTACAGGTTTAAGACAGATTAATTCAGATAGTGCCTTTGAAACAGCATTAAAAAAACATGGTCTATCTCTAAAAATGCCTGAAGATGAGGCAGAGGCTAGAGATATATTAAGAGCAAGAGCAAAAGGTACAACAGATAAAACTATGGACTTATCAATCAAAGGCAGATTAGGTATGGTCATAGATGGTACAGGTAGAGATTACGATAAGATTGCAAATCAAAAAGCATTACTACAACAATTAGGTTATGATTGTTATATGATATTTGTAAATACAAGTTTAGATGTTGCATAAGAAAGAAATAAAAAAAGAGAAAGAAGTGTACCAGAATATATTACTAGAAAATCACATGCTATTGTTCAAGCTAATATCGGTAAATTTCAAAATACTTTTGGTATGCGTGGTATGATTATCATAGACAATAGTAAAGATGATAAAGAATTGACAACTCAAATTATGGATAGATGTTCTAAAGCAGTTAGAAAATTATTGACTAATAAAATTCAGTCATACACAGCAAAAAGGTGGATGGCGACAGAGAGAAGATTAAAAAGAAGATGAAAACCTTTAAAGAAAGTATCATAGATATTCCTAGAAATACATACGCTAAAGGTGTGTTTGATAAGGCAGATACTAAAGACCCAATAATTAAACCAAGTGTTATTGCGTTAATCAATAAACAACTAGAGATGTTTGAAGAAGAATATCCAGTTGTTAAGGTAGGTTTAATTGGTTCTATTCTAACAAAAAGATATAGAGAAGACGCAGATTTAGATTTAAATGTACTATTTGATGTACCAAAAGAAAAAAGAGAAGAAGAAAGATTAAGATTATCTCAAAAGTATTTGTCTGCTAAAAATCCAGATAGTATTCAAGGTAAGTTAATACCAGGTACAAAACACCCTATTAACTATTACTTTATAACAGATATGAAAACATATATTGACCAAGAAAAAAAGGCTGACGCAGTATTTGATATTGAATCAAACAAATTTATCAAAAGACCTGATGACTTTACATTTGATAAGTCAATGTATATGAAAGACTTTGAAAGAAAGGTACAAGAAATTGATGTTGTAAAAGGTGAACTAAAAAGAGATATTATTGATTACAGAGAATTAGAAGGTTTAACTAGTGATGATGTTTTAAACCTACAAGAATTGATTAATGAAAAATTAGACGAGATAGAAGATAGTATCAGAGATATTATTAAAATAGGTGATGGTGTTGACGCAGATAGAAGAGCTGCATTTGATAAAGACATGTCGCCAGATGAGATTAGACAATATGGTATTAAGAATAGATTACCTAAAAATGTTATCTATAAGATGTTAGAAAAATACCACTATTTAAAATTCTATAAAAAGTGTAAAAAAATATTAGATGACGGTCAGGTAACTGATAAAGAGATAGACGATTTAGAAATGCACGAAGCTAGAAGAAAAACAATGGCATTTACTTTTGGTAGATTTAATCCACCAACTATTGGCCATGAGAAACTAATTAATAAAGTTGCAAGTATTCGTGCTGATGATTATAGAATATATTTAAGTAGAAGTGAAGACCCTAAAAAGAATCCACTATCGGCTAGAGAAAAACTATCTGTTATGAAACAAATGTTTCCTAGACATGCTAGAAAGATTGCTATTAATACAACGAATATGATTTTAGATATTTGTACTGAACTTCATAATCAAGGTATTACTGAAATCTTTATGGTAGTAGGTAGTGATAGAGTAAGAGAATTTGAAGGAATTATTAACAAATATAATAATGTAAAATCAAGACATGGTTACTATAACTTTGATAATGTAAATGTAGTTTCTGCTGGCGAAAGAGACCCGGATGCCGAAGGTGCTTCAGGTATGAGTGCTAGTAAAATGAGAGCTGCAGCTGCCAAAGGTGACCTAAAAAGTTTTGAGAAAGGATTACCTAGAGGTGTTAATGCAGACGCATTGATGAAACAAGTTAGAAAAGGTATGAACTTGGCCGCTAATTATTTACATATGAGAAATTTAAAACCAGTTGCTAGTTTAGAAGAGTTTGAACAACAGCAAATTAGAGATTTATATATCAGAGACCAAATATTTAATATTGGCGATACAGTTGATTATATCAAAGAAGATGTAAAAGGTAAGGTGGTACGAAGAAGTACAAACTATGTCGTACTAGAAGATAACAATAACAATTTACACAAAGCATGGATTTGGGATTGTATTCCAATCGCAGCTGATAGAGAGGTACAAGTGAGAGAACACGATTTAGATGTCGATTACGGTTTCGAAGCAGTATCAGAAATTAAAGAAGATTTAGACGCTCAACCACAAGATAGAGATGTTAAGAAAAAAGATGGCACACAGCCTAAGAAGTATTACAAAAACCTATCAAAAGATACAAAGAGTAAGAGAGCTGACTTCTTTAAAAAGAATAAAGATAACAAAGAAGCCCCAGGCGACAAAGACGCAAAAACAAAACCAAGTATTCATACTAAGAAGTATAAAAAGATGTTTGGTGAAATGAAGAAAGACTTACAAGACGCTTGTTGGACAGGTTATAAACAAGTTGGTATGAAGAACAAGGGTGGTAAACAAGTGCCAAACTGTGTTCCAGAGAGTATGAGTGTTGAAGACGCAAGAAAAGTAGAAGGCTTTATATCAGATTCATATGAAATAGGTAAAGATTATGCTGACCATACTAAGAGAGTTACACCTGGTCAGAGCGTAGAAGTAAAGAAAGTCAAAGGTTTTATAGACAAAACATCTAGTCCTGATATAAAAGATATTAAAGAATGGGAAGCTTCAGATGAAACCGTTTATAAATATAGAGAAAGATACAAAGAAGAATGGCAACAGAAACTTAAAGAAGTTGTTGCTAAGATGATAGAGAAACTATAATGAAAACTTTTAACGAGTACGAAAACATTGATGAATCTTGTGAAGAATGTATATTCGAGCATGAGGCTGAAGGTATATATGAATCAGAATATCAAGGCAAAAAGGTCAAACTAAATGACCCAATTCGTGGTGGTAGTAAGAAGTTTTATGTTTATGTGAAGAATGAAAAAGGTAATGTTATTAAGGTTTCATTTGGTGACACAACAGGTTTAAGTATTAAAAGAGATGACCCAGCAAGGAGAAAGTCGTTTAGAGCAAGGCACAATTGCGACAATCCAGGTCCTAAAACTAAAGCTAGATATTGGTCGTGCTACCAGTGGAGAGCAGGAGCAAAGGTAAACAACTAATGGCATACAGACAAAGAATGAGTGACTTGCTGGAACAAGTAAGAAACCCAAAACAAGAAGTACAAGAGGCAGGTCCTAGTGATTATTTAAAATCAAAGATGACCGATACTCAAATCAATAACATCAAAAAAACTTGGGCAATGAAGACAGCAAAAGATGTCACACCTGCCATTAAGAAGATGATTAAAGATTTGGATATTCCAACTCAACTTGCAATTAAACACGCAAATATTAATCAGATTTCAAAGTTGGTCGAAGAAGACCACGAAATATCTATGGCACAAGGTGAACTAAAAGCTATTTCAGCAAAGGCAAATGACCTTGCTAATATGTTATCAACTAAATCAGACGACACAGATGAATTAGAAGCATGGGTGCAATCTAAAATTACAAAAGCAAAAGATTATATTGCTTCAGTTTCAGATTATCTAACACATAATCCTGGTCATCAAAACGAAGAATTAGTAAAAGAAAACTTTAGTCCATCTCAGATTGCTAGACTTAAAAAAGAGTACGAAGTATTAAGAGGTAAAAAGATTTCAGTTGCAAACGCAAACAAACTATCACAAATGTTTAAAAACATTCCAGATAGTGGTCTAAAAGATATATTCAAAGCAGATATACCATTCTTATCTGTTATGGCTATGTCAAAGATGATACAAAAAGGTATCCCTAGACCAGCAGGTGTTAAATTAAATTTAGAAGAAGTAGAAATACTAGATGAAACTACACAAGATTACCTAGAAATTACAGAGGGTGCAATTGATAGTAAAAAGTTTGACAGTTTAAAAAGAGGTGATACAATGACTATCACTTACAATTCAACTATGTCCGGTTCTACTAAACAAAAATTTGTTGTAAAGAGTAAAAGTAGAAGTGCCAAGTACAACACAGATAAAGTAACAATGTATCCTGATGGTAAACCAAATATGGCAAGATACTTCTTATACAAAAGAGCAAACGGTGATGTATCAATGGCTTTAGGTGATATGGCCGCTTCAATGATGAAAGTTGAAGAAGTTGCTGAAGGTAGAATGTCAGAGATTGACGCAATGGTAAAAGCTGGCAAGTCAGCAGCTGAGATTGCAAAAGAATTAAAATTAAATGTTAGAGATGTTAAAGCTATTTTAGGTGAAGAAAAAGAAGACGAGGTAGAGAAAGAAGTACCTAAAGAAGAACCTAAAAAAGAAACTAAAGAAGAAGATAAAGAAAAATTAAAAGCTGAATTAGAAAAAAAAG